CAGTAATTCCCTCACCTGTAGTATTACCTTCTAAAGCTCTATCTCCTACTGCTGTATTGTTATTTGCTGTGGTATTTGAAGCTAAAGCACATCTTCCAACTGCAACATGATTATTACCTGTCGTATTTGCACTAAGTGATTGAAAACCAACTGCAGTGTTGTTGGAAACTGTATTGGCTTGTAAAGAACAAGTACCAACAGCTGTATTTGAAGTTCCTGTTGAGTTATTTTCTAAAGCACTTTGACCAATACCTACATTATTACTTGCTGTAGAATTACTTTTTAAAGCATCATTACCAACTGCTACGTTACTAGCACCTGATGTATTACCCTGTAAAGAATCTGTACCAATACCTACATTAGCTGAACCTGTAGTATTACTATCTAAAGCTTCTACACCTATAGCAACATTACATATTCCTGTTGTGTTAAGATAAAGTGCTATATTTCCAACTGCTGTATTTGAGTGACCTGTCGTATTAGAACAAAGTGAATTATAACCTACTGCTGTATTGTTAGCTGCTGTATTGTTTTGTAAAGAACTTTTTCCTAAAGCTGTGTTATAATTACTTGTTGTGTTGTTACATAAAGCATTTAAACCTATTCCAGTATTATCTGTACCTGTGGTATTTTTAAGAAGTGCTTGCGTACCTAAAGCTGTATTAGAAGTTCCTGTCGTATTAGTATAAAGTGAACAGATACCAACTGCAGTATTATTTGATGCTGTGGTATTAGAACGTAAACTTCTAAATCCTAAAGCTGTATTATAAGTACCTGTCGTATTAGCAACTAAAGATTCATAACCAAAACTTGCATTAGAATTACCTGTCGTATTAGCATATAAAGATTGATAACCTACTGCAGTATTATCTGCACCTGTTGTATTTAAATGTAAAGCACATCTACCGATTGCTGTATTGTTAGATGCTGTTGAATTATTTTTAAGTGCTTCTTCTCCCATAGCAGTGTTAGAAGAACCTGTAGTATTTACTTTTAATGCTTCTCTACCGACAGCAGTATTTTCTGAACCTGTTGTATTAGCATAAAGTGAACAGGAACCTACTGCGGTGTTGTTGGAAGCTGTGGTATTATTTCTTAGACTACACCAACCAACTGCGGTGTTTAGAGTTCCTGTCGTATTGGCATAAAGTGAAATATAACCCACTGCTGTATTGTTACTTGCAGTATTATTATAAAGAGAGGAGTAGCCAACAGCTGTATTTTTTGTTCCTGTTAAATTACACTTTCCTGCACTATCACCAATAGAAGTATTAAGTTCACCTGTAGTATTTGAAGTTCCAGAACATCTGCCAACTGCAACATTATATGAACCTGTTGTGTTTGCTGTTAAGGCATTTGAACCAACTGCTGTGTTTACAATTCCTGTTGTGTTAGCATATAGAGAACAGAAACCTACTGCTGTGTTGCTGTTAGCTGTGGTGTTAGCATTTAATGCTGAAAATCCAAATGCAGTATTGCTTGAGCCAGTAGTATTAGCTACTAAAGCACTAGAACCTAATGCTGTATTGTCAGCACCTGTCGTATTAACTAATAAAGCATTCATACCTATTGCTGTATTGTTTGATGCTGTTGTGTTGTTTCTTAATGATTGTCTACCAACTGCTGTATTGCATGAACCTGTTGTATTAGAACAAATTGACCTAAAACCAATTCCTGTGTTATAATTTCCTGTAGTGTCAGCTGATAAAGCAGTACCACCAATAGCGACATTTTGTTCTGCACCAGCTTCAACACTATCTAAAGCAGTATCACCTAAAGCTACGTTATTTGAACCTGTTGGATAATTACCATCTAGTTTGATTGTGCCACCATCTACATCTAGGTTTCCATTAATATCTACTGTACCAGAATCATTTAATAAAATTGTTTTACTTGCTGGCAAGGTTACAAAAACATCTTTTGTACCTGCAGCAAAATTTACTAATGCATCACTATTGGAACTTGAAATAACCGTATCTCTGGATAACGTTCCAGCGCCTACGGTACCAATACCTACTTCAAAGTCTCCACTGTTCTGTGAAGCAATTGCATAGTAAGTTGTATTTGTATTACCTAGTGCACCTGAAAAAGTTTCAAATCCAGTAGCCGCTCCATCAAGGGTAAGTGTACCTGTACCCGTAGTTGTTGTGGTTTCTTTAACCCTATCTTTTATAACAAATGCCATTTAAAATCCTTTTTAACCAGAGATTCTTAATATAGCTGCCGATGTAGTAAATGCTGGAAACTGTACTGTGAAAGTTCCTGATGTAGCTGTTTTATCTGCTCCAAAATCTAAAACTGCAACTGCTGCATTAGTAACTGCAGAAGATGTGTTGTAGATTAATGCACCTCTAGCTGTCAACGTTACACCAGTGAAAGATAAATCATTAAAGTCAACAATTGCAACACCTGCACCTGTTCCGGTTCCGATGTTTGTATTTTGACCTGTCAGAGCACCACCACCTGCTGTGTATTGACCACTTGCAGGAACTTCTTGAGTAGTTGTGTAAGAAGTAGTCGCTGAGTTTAGAGTTGCTGAAGAAGTATAAAGAGCTAGTTTAAACTTATCACCACCAGAAGCAAAATTTGCATCACCTTCTAGTAATTGTTTCTTAAACGCATTTGCAATTGCTTGTGTTATAGCCATAGTTTATCTCCTTATTTTCCTCCGACTCGAGGAACACCTGATTGATATTCATCTCGTCTTCGTCTTCCCATTTGTTCAATTGAGAAACCTTCTACTACTTGTTTATACTTTCCTTCGTATAATTGCAAGAGATCGTTTGGTCCCTTTAAAAAGCTGTAAGCTTCGACTAAACATGCATACAAAAGTCCGTTGGGAAAATACTTACTGATGTATGTAGTTGTATTACTACTAGATAAACCAGGATCTTTCAAGATATAATTTAATTGAATTTGATAATTTGAACTAGGTGTAGGAGCCAAAACAATAGTATCTTTGTCCCACATACCGTAATATTTAGGCTCTCCAGTTGCTCCAGTTGAATTATATTCTGACATAAAACTGGTATCTCTATATTCTAAAAAATTTCTAGTTCCCCCAGAACCCCCATTTACAATCTGAGCCGATCGAATGATTAATAAATCCGTAGGAGTATCAATAAACCTTTGTGAAGCGACTAAATTAGCTGTTGCATATCTTCTGTTATTATCAGAATCAACATCTCTATATATTCTAAATTCTGCATCACTAATAATTCCATCTATAATAGTAGATGTTAAAACATTTGAATCTACTTCTGTGTAATCTCTAATTTTTTGTATTAATTCTGCGTATGTCATTATCCTTGTAGGTTCACAGGGCCAGCTGTGCAACCATTTCCTCCTCCACTAATTCCACTAGTTGTCGCTGTGTCGGTACTAGCAAAATAAAAATAATTTGTTGTATCTGATACAATACCACTTCCATCAATTTTGCCAACTGTAATTGTAAATCCACTAGCATTACTAATATCAGTTACTCCATTAAAAGATGGAACTGCTAGATATCCACTTGCACTAGTTGGTCCTCTGAATCGAACTACATTACCAGTTGATCGTTCATGATTAGGTGAATAGACATTGACATAAGTAGTACCACTATAAATAATTGTTTGAAAAGGATTTGTTTGTAATAAAATTAAAACAGCAGGTTCTGTTCTTGCTGGTCTTGCATTTTGTAAACCTTGTGCATCAGCAGTATGAGGTTTAGGTTCTAGTTGTGGCTGCTTTGCTTCATATTCAGAAATATGAACTCTGGATCCATTCCATTCAATTACCATTTCTTTATAAGGAAATGCTAATCCACTTCGATCTGAAATAAATTGTGCATATTTTCCTTTTGATAAATTAGACATTTGGATAATAATTTTTAGGGGTTATAAATGAACTGGATGAAGAACCATCTTCTTGTAAGGCTCTTTGTAATTCATCTTCGTATAATAATTTTAATTGTTGAGTTAATTGTGGATTAAATTTTTGTGATAAATAATAAGCAAGTCCTGATACCATACAAGGAACAAATCGATAAGGTACATCGGCTTCATTTGTATAGGCTCCGGCATCCTGAATCCTGCTAACATAATAATAATTTAACAGGTTTCCGGCTTCAGTGCTTCCGGGAGTTAAATATAAAGTAATAGTAATTTTATCTATAAATCTTTGTACAAAATATTGTGTAGGTACACCTGTTTGAGTTTTATTTGAAAGACCTTGATATGCTGATCTATTTATTTTTGTTAATGGAAAATCAACTCCAGATGAATTTCTATATACTGCTTCTAAAATATCATCAACTCCATAAACTGCTGTAGCATCTGAAGTGCCATCAGAAGTTGATCGATACATTGTATAAGTAGTTTGATCTTGAACTAATGTAATAGAATTATTTTTTACTTCCCAGAAATGCAAACCTCTATTGCCCCATTCTTGAAACATAATGTTTAAAGAACGTCTTGCTGTTTTTATATCATTACCTGAATAATCAAATCTGCCTAATCTTTCATAAGCTTCAGTAATTATATCATCAATATAAAAACCTGATTCAAAGGTTGTTGTTCCAGAAGTTGCCATTTAAACTCCTATTTGTCTAACAATATTGTCGCTGCTGTTAAACCTGATATTGCATTTACAGTCATAAAACCTTTAAATAAAATTCCATCTTCTGGAAGATTAAAAGAGAACACATCTCCTGC